GTCGAGCTTGGGATCGGCGGTGTACACGCCGTCCACCTTGGTCGCCTTCATCACGACCTCCGCGCCGATCTCGCTGCCGCGCAGCGCCGCAGCGGTATCGGTCGTGAAAAAGGGGCGGCCGCTTGAGGCCGTCCACCACGATCATCGTCTCGCGGCCGTACCGCTTGCCGATCTTCTGCGACACGTCGTAGGGCACGCGCCGCACGCGGATCTCGAACGGGGCCTCCTCGCCGAACGGGAACCACTTCCCGAGATCGTTGTCCGACTTGCCGAAGTCCTTCAGGATCGCCACGCTTCTACCCTCCCATGCCCACGCTCGGGGCCACGCCTCATCGTACCCCGGAAACACGAAGGCCCGGCCTTTCCGAGCACCGGGCCTTCGCTTCGCGGGTCGCATCACGCACACCCGCCGATGCGTTCGAGGCTTACGAGTTGCCGTAGTCGTCGATGTCCGCCGTCGCGTTGTAGATGTAGAGGCGCGGCATCGTCGCGTCGGTGTCCACGGCGACGGTCGAGTTGTGGACGCGGAACTGCACCGACAGGGGCACCCGACCCTTCGTGCCGACGTTCGGGTAGCCGCTCGTCAGTTGGAAGGCCGGAAGGAAGAGCACCCAACGGTAGAACTTGCCGGTGTCGTAGGTGTCGGGCGAGAGGAACGTGATCTTCGCCGTCATCACGGTCTTCGCGATGTTCGCTTCCACGAGGAAGTGGTTGTCGTCGTTGTAGATCGGGAAGTCGAACTGTCCCGTGATCTCCACGGTGTCGGTGGACGGCTCGTCCGCGTAGTCACCCGAACAGGTCGTCGGCACGGGCTCGCCGTTCCGCTGGAAGCTCAGGTTGAACGCGCTCGCGCAGAGACTCTGATAGACGGGCGTCGAGTCGGACTGCGGACCAACCTCGATGGTGACTTGCCCGAACTTCACGAGCCGGCGCGTCTCGGGGGCCGCGCCCTTGCCGGGGAGCGACCACGTGGTCGAGGCCGTGTTCACGGCGCTGTCGCCCGCGTCGAGCTTGCGCCCGATGCCGCGCACGGTCAGCTTGACGGGCTGTCCGGGCTGGCCGTCGAGCACCATGCCCATCGGCTTCCACGAATCGACTTCGTGGATGGTGTGCGCGCCGGCATCGACCACCTTCTCGAAGGCGAGCGTGCCGAAGATGCCCTCGTTCGACTGCGCGAAGTCGAACTGGTGCTCGTAGCCAGCGCCGTCCGCCGAGGTGGCGTGGCCGCCGAAGACAGCATCCACGAACCGCTCGTGGCCGCTGAACTTCAGATCCATGCCGGAAAGTTCGCCCTGCGTGATGATCGAGCCCACGTCGGAGGGGCCGGGGAGCGCCTCTCCGTTGATCTGGTCGGAGTCGATCAGTTGCGCGTCGGGGGTGATGCTCTCGGTCGCGTACTCGACTTGATCGCCGTCTCCGAGAAGGACGGCGGTTCCCCACGTCACGGCCTGCTTGTAAGCGGCCTTCGCCGCGCTGCCCTGAAGTTCGGCCATCTGTTACGCCCTCCTGAGCGCCTTCTTCGCGTCAATCGTATGCCGGAACACCGCCGAACCCAACTCCAAGGGGTCCGGCTCCGGCGGGTTCATCTTCTCCTCGATGACGGCCACGCGCCGCTCAAGCTCCCCCAAGTATACCGCCAGCCGTTCGCGCGCCGCAGGAGTGGCGATCTCGTCGAGCGCGGCCCGGATCTCCTCGGGCAGCATCACCACGCCTCCGACCACTCGAAGCGAATCTGCGACTGCACGATGGCCCACCCATCCGCCTCGCGGATCGAGAGGTTGCGGTCAGCGACGAAGATGGGGATGGTGTCTCCGTCGTTCAGCGTGACCTGATAGGTGTCGAGCGCCGTAAGGATGTCGCCGAACATCTTCAGCTTCACCTGTACCGGCGCGACGTAGCCCGTCTCCCACGGAAGCTCCGGGCCGCCGATCCGGTGCCCGGCCGTCACAATGGCGTCGCCAGAGAGCAGGCGCTTGCATCCGGTGTCGGGAGTGGTGGTGAGCAGGCCGGGCTCGACGAGGTAGAGGGTCTTCCCCTCCTCCGTCTCCGCAAGATGCTTGATCTGCGCGGCGTCCACGAGGAAGGCGTCGTCAGTGTCGTAGAAGTAGCTCACGCCCGAGGCGCTCCGCAGCCGCTCCACGATGGCCGCCAGCACCACGTACTCGTTCGGATTCCCCGCTCGGTTCATCCCGCCACCCTCGCCACGTCCTTGAGGGTAGCACGCGCGAGTCGGCGGATCTCCGCGAAGATGATCTCCGTGACCTGCGGCAGTTCCTTCTCGGCGGCCGGGCGGATGTACGGCCTCGCGGGGATCTGTACGACTGGCTTTCGCACGAGGAACGGGCCGCGCCCGAGGTTCGAGAAGAACACGAGGTTCGGCGCGTTGCGCGCACGGATCGTCGCGCCGAACTCATGGACGCGCGCATAGGGAACGTCGGGCGAGCCGGCCTCGATGGTGCCGATGATCTTGCGCCCGGTGAAGCGCATGTCGCCCACGCGCAGCGTTCGCACGAGGTTGCCCTGCCGGATGCCGAGCGGGCCGGGCGGCGGGTTCGGCGGGTCGTAGCTCTTGAGCGGGTGCCGGTTGTCCTTCCGCTCCATGAACTCGGTCTTCGCGGTCTTCACGATCAGGGGGAGGCCCCTGCGAAGCCCGCGTAGGATCGCGGCCGGCAGCGCTTGGCGGAAGCGCCTGAGCGCCTCGGCGGCCTGCCTCGGCGAGACGGCCACGGCCCTACTGCCTCGCCGTCTGCGTGAGCGTCTTGAACGGGCGCAGGCGGGCCTTCATGTCCTCGGAGAGCACCTTGGGGTCGTAGCGGGTCGCCGTGGCGAAGCCCTGCGCGATCTCCGAGGTGACGCCCTGCGACTTGCGCTCGCGCGTGCGGTAGCGCCGGGCTAGCACCTCCTCGGCCACAGCCTTGAGCGCGCCGGGCACGGCGCTCGTCTCCGAGTAGCCGGCGGAATAGACGATGGTGGCCGAGTCGTTCCCCGGGCGGAAGAAGAGCCCGCCGTTCCGCGCCCACGACTCCTCGGGCCAGTCCGTGAAGGGGCCGGGAGAGGGCCGGAGCAGGCCGGAGCCGAACACGGGCGCGGTCTGCCCGCGCCCGAGGCTCACCATGCCTTCCTTGTAGTTGACGCGGTAGGAGTCCACAGCGAGCGCCGTGTCGGAGTCGCGCAGCGTCACCGACGTTACGGAGAGCACCGGCCGCACGCGGAGGTAGAGGAACCCCTGCGCGCTCGCGAGATCGTGAACCTCGGTGATGGCATCGCCCTCGGTGACGGGCCGGTAGCCGATCTCCTGCTCGATCATCTCCGTGACCTGCCGCAGCAGCACTACGAGTTCGGGGTCGGCCGAGTCGCCCTTGACGCGGAGGGCGGTCTTCGCTTCCGCGAGGGAGAGTAGCGACCACGCGACGACCGTGCCGTCGTTCCCGCCCGCGAGCGTTCCGCCCCCGGGCGCGAGCGTGAACTCGGGCTCGTCGGAGGTGAAGGCGAACGAGTTGCCGGCCACGCCCGGGAGCCGTGCCGAGAAGGTGGCGATACGGTTCACGGCGTCGTGGCTGGCCTCGATGTCCTCGTTCGCGCCGTTGACGGCATCGACGAGGTTCTGCACGGTGGCCGCCGCGTTGCCGGCGACGATCTCCACATCGGTCGGGACGGTCGGGGTCGCCGTCAGCGTGTAGGTGACGGTGCCGAGCACCACCTCGGAGCCTTCGCTCGCGTCGGTGGCGGTGTACTCGACGGTTCCGCTGGCGCTGATCGGGTCCATCACTTACCTCGCAGGAGTCGCTTCAGGGCACGCCGAGAGAGCTTCTTGAGTCCCTGCTCTTCAAGGGCCGCCTCCCCTTCAGGCCGCGCGGCCGCGCCGGGAGTCGCCGCCGCGATCTTGCCTTCATCGGTTAGAGGAGGCCCTTGAAGAGCATCGACGGGGAGCGGCGAATCCGTCGCCACCCCCCGTCGAACGAGAGCCCTCACGAACGCCTCGGGGAGCATGGCCGTGTCACCCGGGCTGAACTTCCGGGTGCCGACCGTGCCCGCCGTGACGAACGTGCAGGCCCTCACGGAACTACTCGTCGCGCCGGGCGATCTCGCCGCGCAGCGTCGCGACGGCGTAGGTGGCCGCGCCCTGATCGGCGACCGTGAGCGTGACGATGGCCGTCACGTACTTGTAGCCGATGTTGCGCGCGTGAAGCGTGGCGCTGAACAGCTTGACTCCGGTCGACGCGGCGCTCGCACCGGGGAGGATCGGGTCGTCGCCGGGGAGCACGCCGATGGGCGTCCACGTGCTGCTCACGTCGCCGTCGTTCGTGTCCTTTCCGTAGAACTGCACGGAAGGGGTCACGGCCGCCGCGACGAGGTTGTCCATCAGCACGTCCACGACGAACTGCTCGTAGGCGTTCGCTTCGAGAGACACCGCACCCGAAGCGGGCTCGATCACGGACGAAACGTCGTTGTCCGCGATGGCGTCGCTGCCGAGGACGATGCTGTCCGACTTCGTGAAGGGGACCATGTTCGTTTCCTTCTTCAATGGGCTTGCCCGTATGGCTTGCCCGGGTTTACGTCCCGAGGGGAGCCGAATGCCCCCCTCGGGTTACGGCATCAGGCCGGGACTAGACGCCCCATTGCACCTGATCGAGACGGAAGAAGGACTCGACGCGACGGACGCAGAAGTCGTGCCGCGCGATGCCCCGGATCACCGTCTGGTCGAACGCGAAGGCCGAGGCAAGCTGGCCGTCCACGAGGTACGACGCTTCCTGCGACACGTCGAGCATCAGGTCGCTCGACTCGCCGATGATCGCGTCGTTGAAGTCGCCGAAGTAGATGCTCTGGTAGAAGTTCGGGCCGGCCCCGGTCGCCACTTGATTCGTCGAGACGTAGGGGTAGCCGAGCAGCGTCCCGCGCTTCATCTCGTCGAGGAAGTAGAAGTTCCCCACCGAGTCACGCACGGACATCAGGAAGAACTTCGTGCGGGGCGCGAGGATCCAGCCGGGCTTGACGAAGGGGATGTTGGCCTCTTCGAGCGCCTGCGGCCCCTTGAACAGATCGGCGATGACGAGGGTCAAGTCCGAGCCGTCCGCGCTCTGCGCGTTGTCGGTCTGCGTGATCCAGTTGTGCAGGCCCTTGGGCGACGTGCCCGAGCCCGCGCCGCGCAGGAAGGACAGATCCTCGCTCACCGCGAAGCTGTTCGTCAGGTCGTTCTTCACCACCTCGTCGGCCTTCGGCGAGGAATAGCGGATCAGGTCGTTCGACAGCGCGACGACGGCGCTCAGCTTCTTCCACGACAGGCTGATGACGCCGAACGACGGCTGCTGAGCGTTCGTGCCCGAGTTCTCGCCGATGTAGCTGGCCGAGACGCCGGCCGTGAGCTTGGGGATCGTGATGTTGCCGTTCGGCATCGGGACGGACACCGCGCCGAGCTTGCGGATGGCGACGCGGTTGTAGAGCAGATCGATCAGGTCCGTGCTGTACTGCGGCGGCACGATGTACCCGCCCGCGCTGTTCGGCTGCGTGGCGAGCGCCTTCACGACTTCGGGGCCGAAGCTGTTCGCCTCGGCGTACTCACGGGCCTTCGTCACGTCGCCCTTCGCGGTCGCGAAGGCGCGCACGACGCGCGCGAGCGTGATGCCCTTCTCGATCTTCTCGGCCTCCGGGTGCGCGGCCGACAGGCGCGCCGCGAAGCCCTTCTCGCGCTCCGCGTCCTTCGCCTCCTGCTCCTTGCGGAACTCGGCGAACGCCTCCATCACGGTGCCCTTCGTGACACCCGCGATGAACTCCTCCAGCTTGGCCTTGGTCGTCAGGTCCATTGTCGTTTCCTTGTCCTTGCCCGCAACCGGCGGGCGCGGTTCGCTCTCTTGGCTTGCTCTCCTGACCGTCGAGCTATTCCGGTCGGTGCCTTCGTTGATGATAGCAGAGGTACTCGGCGACAGCGTGAAGCCGATCCTCCACCACTCCAAGGGCGAGATTGCAAGGACCGCACAGCAATCCGCGCACCTTGCCCGTCTTGTGATCGTGGTCGATGGCGGGCTTCTCCATCGGCTGTTCGCAGATGGCGCATCGGCCACACTGCTCGATCACCATTCGGTCGAAGTCATCGACCGCCAATCCGTACAGACGGACGTTTTGTCGCGTCCTGTAGTGAAGCTTACCCTTCTGTTTGCGGTGGTAGCGCGACTGCGCGGCAGCGTTGCGAGCCCGGCCCTCGGCAGAGAAACGGCGCTCGCGCACTTCCGGCCGCTGCCGGTACGCGACCATGTACGCCGCCTTGTCGAAGGCCATCGCTTTGCCGCCTAGTCGGGGAGCCGACCGCTGAGGTGCTTTCGGGCGTCCGCGATGCTCGTCTTGGTCGCCGTCGTGATGATCTCGCGAAGTTCGTTCTCCGTCAACGACTCGAACGCCTTCACGATCTCCTCGCCCGCGCTCTTCGGCTGCGGAGGAGGAACGGGAGGGGGAACGGGCGGCTGCGCCGGCTTCGCCGGAGCCGCAGCGGCCGGGGGCTGCGCGTTCGGATTCGGAGCGCCCGCGAACGTCTGCATGAAGCTCGCGGCGAACTTCTCCAGCGCGGCCTTGAGCGCCGTCGCGATCTGCGTCGGATCGCCGCCGGCCGTCAGGGGTTGGATCTCCGCGTTCAGCGTGGCCGCAAGCTGGTCGTAGAGAGGAGCGGACTGCTTGTTCGCCTCGGTGGGATCGCCACCCTGCGGCTTGCCTCCCTCGGTCGAGGGGGTCTTGCCGTCGCCTTGCGGCGGCTGCGGGGTCTGCGCCTTCTGGTCCTGCGGCGCGGCGGGCGCGGCGGCCGGGGCATCGCCCGGGGCCGGCTCGTCCTTCTTCACCGCCCACGGGGGCGCGGCCTTCGTCTCGCCGAACAGGAAGTCGGCGACCTTCACCACGGCGTCTTCCATCTCCGTCTCCTTGTGCTTGTTCGCCTCGATGGCCTGAAGCTGAGCCACGGCCTCGGGGCGCGTCTCGTGCTCGCCGAGCTTCTTCCCGTCCTCGGAGTAGACGCACCACTTGCCGTCCTTGAAGCGGATGTACTTGAACACCTCGGGCTCGGCCGCCTTGTCGTCGAGGATGTCGAGCACGCCCTTCGCCTCGTCTTCGGAGAGCGCCGCCCCCGCCGTGGCGTGGCCCTCCGACGCGACATCCTGCCTCGACGGAGGCACGGCGGGAACGGCCACTTGCAGAGGAAGGATGGTCTTGATCGCCTTCTCGATCTGGTAGCGCGGCACCCACAGGCCAGACTGCTCGGCCTCGTCGAGAAGCGCCTCGGCCCACTTCACGACCATGCCCACGTCGTACCCGGCGCTCTTCGCTTCGAGCAGCGCCTCGCGGTTCGAGGGGATGGGCAGGATCGAGAACTCCATGAGTTCCTGCCGCTTGAAGTGGACGCCCTTCTTCGCCCCCTTGCGCTGCTCGGCCTCGATGGGATGGAAGCCGACCGAGGTGCCCTTGATGAACCCGCCCTTGACGAGCCCGTAGATCGTGTCCGCGAAGGGGTAGATGTCCTTCTCGGGGAACACGGTCACGGCTTTGAGCCGGCCGCCCTGCACCGCGATGCTCTCCGCGCGCGCGATGGGCGGCTGCGTGGTCTGGTGCGCCCACAGCACGGGAGCGCCGGCCTTGATGTAGGGGCCGAGTTCCCATCCGCTCTGGTCGATCACGTCCTCGTCGCGGTCCAC